AACATTCCTGCACTTGCTATTGCACCAAACGGGTCTGCCATATTAACCTCACATTCCTTTTATGGAGTAGTATTAATCGATCTCCAAGCACCAACTCCGGTTTTTATTTGCCACACTTCCAATTCATTATTATCCGTATTATATATTAATTGACCAAGTTGTGGAGTAATTATCTCATTTCTCTGTTCTGTTGTTACATTTGGAACCAAAAAACCTAAGCTACCCATGTACTCAACTAAGTTATCTAATAAAACTGATAGCCAACCAACCCAAACATCACTCATTAAATCACTTTTGTTTTTCAACAAAGGGTCAAACAATGGTGGTAAGTCTAAATCAACAGCCATATTTACTCCGGCATTACTTCATAAGACCATGCTGCACCCATTACAACAAATGGAACCTGGTTGTAAAATTCAATTTTTGGAACAAATCCTTGTCCCCTTGGCACTGTCCCTAATTTCCGCCAAACCGTCCTGGAAGTTCTTTCTCCGGGTTTCCCCATAGTTCCAGGTAATCTATTACCATATGATTGACCACCATCTTTAGAATAAGATAAATAAACAATAGGATTAATATTTCTATTAACTCTAATGTGAATCAAATTAGTTGGCGTTCCATTGGTAGTGAGATTAATATAATTATTAGCTAATGCATTAGCTCTAGTTGTCGCTAATCTAACAGTATTAGAAGATACGATAATTGCATAATATGTAGTAAATGAAGCTAATGGCTGAGGCAAGACACCAGCAGAAGTAGAAACAGTTACGGGATATCCAGTCAAAAATCCTGGCAATGTTCCATCTACGTTAATAGTCAATAAATCTGTCGATGAATTAGCTGTGAATGATCTAAAAAATTCTTCAGTTCCGTCCTGACCTTGTAATAAATCTAGCTGAAATCTATCTATGCGTAATCTATTATAGCCAGGAGGAGTAAATGGTTTACCAACGATAGTGCGCTTAATAACTTCTCCATCATTACGTACTTCATTTGGATCAACTATATACATTATGTGTGTTAAATAATCACCGTAATAGTTTTTACCATTAAAATATGCATGAGTTTGTGCTCTATGACGAGAGCCATTTAATACCTCTTCTTCATGCCATCTTCTTCCAGGTTCTGATGATGGATCACTCATGTTTACATTATAAACATAGGTGTGATCTGCTTCTGTGAAATTTAACCTGTAAAATATAAGACCATTTTCTTTTATCAAAATACCAGAAGCATCAGAAATTTGATTGGCAGAAGCATATTGAGCTAATTGATAATCTAAAGCTCTATTGCTTATAGGAATTGCCTGCGTTCCAGGAACCATCATGACTGATCCCTGACCATTCTTATCATTGGATAAAAACATCATCATATCAAAGCTAGCTTTTACACTAGCAATTGCTATTGTTCCATATTCTATCAATAAAGAATTATTTCTTCTAAAAGGTAAATTAGTACCCTTACCAGAATTTTCCCAAACTTCTGTAAAATTTTCTGCAAATAGAAATAATCTTCTGTGTAATGTACGGCATGCTTGAATTGTACCCGGATGAGAAGTTATTAATCCTAATTGTACTTGCCCATTATTTTTTAAAGTATGAGTTCCGGTTCCAGAGTCTGTTAGAGTAATTGGAGTTCCACCTTTTGTAGCAGATACTTCTATTGTGGTAGAAGATGGTATGCTAACAATGTAATAAATATCCCCAGCTACTAATGGTGCTGGTAATGTCCCACCTGTATTAGAGAATGTTATTGGTAATCCAATTGTAAGATTGGTAGTAGAGCCAACAGTAATCAAAGTAGTAGGAGGAGATACTACGGTAAATGTCATGGTTATTGGACCCCATATGAGTCCATTATTAAATTCTGATAACTGAAAAGAATTAGTTTGACCATTAGCTACCACAAAAAAACCATCTAAATATGTGACATCGATAGGTCTTAAAGGAAAAGATGGATCGGTAATTTGTTGCATTAAATTAGTTTCTATATCGTAAATCCAACCATTAACTCCATCAACAAATATTACTTGAAAGGTATTTGCTTCTATTCCAACATAACCTACACTAGTAGCAATAGTCTGTAACCTGCTTGCAATGAGAGATGAATTTATTATGTATATTCCATCTCCAATAACTGCATACATGTTATTGTTAAAAACAAATTGTGCTCTAAATGCTCCCATGCCAACACTAGGAAATGCTGTTTGTGAATTTATTAAACCAGAAGTTTGTATTAAAGTTTTAGGTTTCTTATCACGCGGATCAAGGTATTCAAAGCAATTAATAATGCGCTCAGCATCAATACTTGGGTATCTCTGCGCATTGAAAGAACCAACAATGTCATAGTCAGTAATAGCCACATTAATAAGCCAAAATAGTTTGCCACCAGAAATAAGGTGATGGCACAGTTAAAATTGCTGATGGACGTATAGTCATATCAGTTTCATTAGCATTCTTTAGGGTGCTAATATAATCTTGATATTTTTCTTCTGCCGTATCTGTCCAATTAGCTGAAGGATAGTAAGACCTAAATTCTCTTCCTACTGCATATTTTAAAAAACCATAAAAGAAAGGAGGCAATGCTGTTAAATCTTGATTAGCTTCAACAGAATTTAACATCTCTTTAACTTGTATAGTAGCTAGATATTCTCTATCAGGAGCCGGATAAACCGTAATTAAACTCTGTGTAGGCTGTTTATCTAAAAAGATAATGCCTGGCCTAGCCTGAAGATTTTGAAGCCTTACAACGTTGTAGTAATTAGCTTTACTGACTATTTGTAAAGGATAAGTAATTGGCTGATTAGGATCAGTTTCTACCGTATAAGTAGCGAATGATAAATCAACAATTCTATCTGCGGTTATATCAGAAGGTGCGATATCAGAAATAGAATATGTTTTTTGACCAACTACAAAGTTAAAACTTATAGTACTTAAATAAGGAATATAGATAGTATCAGCAGAAAAGCTGTCTAATATCTCGTTAATGATCTCCAGGCCAGTAGACAACATTAATGCATCTGGAACTTCACCAGTTCCTAATTCTCCTATTAAATAAAGAGAATTAGTAATTAAATCATTAGTTGTCTTAGCGACCTGGGCCATTATTATTCCTTATTTAACAGGAAATGCCTTTTCATCAATTCCTTTTGTCAAATCTCTAGCAAATTCTTGAGCATGTTCGCCATCATTAATCATGCAGGCATCCATGTTCATGTATTTGTTATCAAGATTAACCGAAGTTTTCATTCCCATAGACTTTAAAGCTGCTTGGGAACGCTTAACAAATGCATCATTAGCATTATGTTGCGATTCCTGCATCTTTTGTCGTCGATTTAGGTTTGCGGCCTCTTTTCCCGGTATCCCGTCGTATCTGCTCTTCATAATCTTTCCTCACATTTTTAGCTTCATTTGGATGTTTAAACCATTCTCCACCTGCGAGTAGTTCCTCATATTCCTCATCATTAACCACTCGCATGGGATAAACTGGATGATAAATACAATTAATCATCAAAAAGTTCCCTTATGACAACAATTTAACAGCATATTGTGGATGCCATTTGAAACCGCATAGCAAGTCAATACGCATATAGTTTTGATAAGAATTGATGTCACCACTTTGAGTTACAGCAAGCGATAACCCAGTTTCTGGATCAACTGCTACTGAAACATAAGGAACTTGCAACTTATAAAGTGGAGGACAAACAATGTCTAAGCCACGGGACGGATAAGCTACGTTAACGTTATAGCTAGGGACCATGCTAACCACTGCACCATTAGGAATAGGATTCGTCACGTTTTGTAAAGGTGAAGAAGTAGAACTAATGATCTCAGGAGATACTTGGATCGTTACTGCACCACCACCACTTGAGTTAGCAGGTGAAGTTATTACGAATTGCATATCTTGGCCTGTACCAGAACGACTCAAAGGATTAGTGCTTTGAACGCCAGCAATAGAAATCAAATCACCAGGTAAGAAGTAATTAGTAACAGAAGCAGTAGCACCAGCTAATACGATTGTATTACCGCTAGAAACTGCACCATTAACCGTTAAAGTATCACCAGGATGTAAGGTAGGACCAGCGCCAGCGATGTGACGAACGATATTTTGAGATTGAAATACGTCAAAATACGATAAATGTCCGATTGCTGATTGTCGAACAATTTCTTCATTAAATACTGGAGTAAATTGGTTTAACAAAGCGCCCTTTAAGGAAGAGCCATCGCGAATTGTCATCGCTAGATAAGCATCAGATGAAATGTTAACGCCTTGTTCTAACAATTTAGCTCCAGCCAAGTCAACTGTCGTATAACTATTAATCGGAGTACCAGCAGTGCCAGTATAGAAATACAACTCTTGTTCAGCAGCAGCACAGATGTCACGTTCCATGGTGGAAATGATGTCTTGGATAGCTGGTTGAATGAACAAGCGAGAAAAATCTTCGATACGTAACGATAAATCTTGAACCGTGTACGTGATTAAAGCGTGATATTGGTGAGCTACTGTAATATTCTCGACAGTTTCGATAATGTCTTGAGGAGTAGCAGTAGAACCATCACCAACGATAAAATTATTTTGACGACGAACTTGAAGAGTATCACCGATCTTATATCCCGATGATGTGAAATCATCTTGATACATTCTCGAAGCTGTCATAACAAAAGGTGCATTATTTGCAAACATCGCCAGTGCCGTGTTGGAGACGAGTTGCGTAGTAATAAATTGATTTGGCATGTTTAAAACTCCATTAAACGTTAAAAATGCAATGGGTTATCTTTTACCCCATTTGCCTCCGCTTTCCTTCATACGCTTTCGTAAATCACCTACTGACGTATTTTCGTTAATATTGCTATTGTTTACTGGGTTGTTTTTAATTGGACTCAAAGGTCTTGCATTATCTGTATTGGAAGACTTTTGTGTACCACCCATTAAAGCCATAGACAATTTCACGACTTCTTTAGCTTGTTCTAGGGGATGGAGTTTTGATATTTCCTCAAGTTTCTTTCTATCTTTACCTAATTGATAGAGAGTGTCGGCAGCATTAGGAATCAGTAAGGCAGCATCTCTCATTGCGCTGGTATAAGGTGCACGCTCATCTTTCACAACTTCTTCAAAGTCATCATATTTCGAAGAGGCATTATCCAAATGATCGTCTAAAGCCCTATATTGACGTTGAACATGCTGAAACTTTTGTTCCTCCAGAGCTTTCATTTCCTGTTCTTTCTGAAGTTGAAGCGCTCTTTGTACTGCTTGATATATCTGATCGTTACCAGTGTTTCCACCTTGTCCTTGATAATCAGAGACATCATTTTCATAGGGAGAATTATTATGTTGAGTTCTGGCTTCCAGCCTAGTTCGCATTTCCTCAATTTGATTTTGCATTTGACGGATTTGCTTTTTATGACGTTTTTCTTGCATTCCTAGTTTTTTCTTAATTGGATCAGGACCTTCAGATTCTGAATCAACTTCCTGACTGTCATTACCTAAACCAAGACTTGCATTAACATC